AAGCATGTGCCTCATGCCAAGATAAATTTTAACTTTGTTCTTCAAGCATTGAACATCAACAACTTGTATGACACATTTGACTGGGCAAATAGAAAAATGATACCAATACATGTTGCTGCATTGGTGGTTACAGATCAAGGTGAGTTAGGTTGGCCTATTCTCAAAGAAAACGAAAAATCAAACATAGTTAAATATCTACAAGACAACAAATCAAAGTACCGTATTACCAAACAGCAAACAGAAATAATTGACAGCTACATCACTGGAATACAAAAAGCCGAGTTTGATCAAACGCATCGAACCAGCGGGGTTGATATGCTTGCCCGTCTGCTGGCCTACCGTAACGTAGCAGAAAGTGCAGTTCGAGCACAGTTGGGTGTATTTGTAGAACTAGCGGATGAAATCATACAGGCTCAAAAAACATTTGATTTTACAAATAAAACCGTGTATAATATAACAAATGAAGCAAGCAACAATTGTAATCAAGGATGAAGTCAATATCAAGATTGAAGGTCTGGATCTTGACTGTCGCAAAAAACTAGTAAACACATTCAAATATGAAATACCCGGAGCACGGTATCAACCTGCTGTGAGACTGGGTCGTTGGGATGGCAAGGTGGCCTATTTTCAGTTGGGAGGGTCCAGCTACATCAACCTGTTGCCCGAGATCATTCCCATCCTGGAGCAGTACGACTACGACATTGAGCTAGATGATCAACGTGACTACTCCAACACATTTGAATTTGATGCCATGCGGGAAGACACATTCCAGGACACAATGTGGCCTGTAGGGCATCCAATGGCAGGACAGCCTGTGATGTTGCGTGACTATCAAGTAGAAATTGTCAACAACTATCTGCAGAATCCGCAATGTATACAAGAAGTAGCCACAGGTGCTGGTAAGACTCTAATGACAGCAGCTCTAAGTTGGAACGTGCAAAAATATGGTAGGTCCATTATCATTGTGCCCAACAAAGACCTTGTGCGGCAGACCGAAAAGGACTACATCAATCTAGGCCTGGATGTGGGTGTGTATTTTGGCGATCGCAAAGAGCTGGGCAAGACGCATACCATTTGCACTTGGCAAAGTCTCAACGTGTTGATGAAGAACAGTGCCAGCGGTGTTGCTGACTTTACTATACTGGACTTTATGGAAGGTGTGGTATGTGTGATTGTAGACGAAGTTCACATGGCCAAAGCTGATGCACTCAAGACCATGCTCACAGGTGTGATGTCGAGAGTGCCAATTCGTTGGGGACTCACAGGCACAGTGCCAAAAGAGAAGTTTGAAAGCCAAAGCCTGTTGGTAAGTCTGGGCCCGGTTATCAGCAAGCTCAGTGCTAGCGAATTGCAGGACCGCGGAGTGTTGGCACAGTGCCATGTGAACATTGTACAACTGCTGGACCACGTGGAGTTCAGCAACTATCAAAGTGAGCTCAAATACTTGTTGGAAGAAAAAGGCAGACTAGATGCTATGGCCGGACTTATCTTGCAGATCAACGAAACTGGGAACACCTTGGTACTGGTGGACCGTGTGGCAGCAGGCACAGAACTGGTGGCCAGACTGGGCGACAAGGCAGTGTTTGTGTCAGGAGCAACCAAATCAAAAGACCGACAAGACGAATATGATCAAGTGGCTGAAGCAACGGACAAAATTATTGTGGCCACATATGGAGTGGCTGCTGTTGGTATTAATATCCCCCGTATTTTTAACTTGGTTCTTGTTGAGCCTGGCAAGAGTTTTGTTAGAGTTATTCAGAGTATTGGTCGTGGCATCCGTAAAGCGGAAGACAAAGACCATGTTCAGATCTGGGATGTGACCTCAACCTGCAAGTTTGCCAAGCGTCACTTGACCAAGCGCAAGCAGTTCTACAAAGAAGCCAACTATCCTTTCTCAGCAGAGAAACTGGATTGGATGAAAATTGCTTGACATTTGCAATCAGATCATATACACTTAATACATATGCGAATTTTAACCTTAGACAACCAACACTACAACCTAGATCATTTGCCTGAAGAAATTGATGATATGCGTTTTGCTATCCTTGACAATTCAGACCCCAAAGATCCTGACTATCATTTTATACCACTTATCTTTTTGGAAAGTTTTAACAGCCCAGCCTTGGTGCTACGCATAGGCAAAAACACAATTCGCATGCCCATGGACTGGCAGATCTTGATAGGCGAACCTGAAGTAGGCGATCTTGAAGTGTTGCCCTTGACATCAATCAATGACCGTGGGTTCCGAGTGTTTCAGTTCAATCCATTAACAAGCTTTAGGCCTAGTTTCCCTGACATTGAAATCCTGGATGTATATCATGAAGTGTCGTGGTACGCACCCAAACTCAAAAACGGCCAAATGCTGGCAGTGCCATTGAACGACGATCCTGAACCCGACTGTGTGTACTTTGTAAAAGACGTAAGTCGCAACTGTGAAATTGTAGACTACAACAAGGCTTGGTAACCAATGGGTGATCTAACTCCTGGTGCAACATACATTTACGAACGTGCTGATGGCGTTACTTACGCCCGTGAGTTCGGCGCAGACCCGAGCACCAGAGTAGCAATAGGATCTGATTACGATCCAGTAACTGGTCACAGAATAGACTACGATAAGAGAACAGAAGACGGCAGGCCGTTACACGAACATATAATGGACGCTAAATTATGGGGCGAAATTCGGCGAGCTGCCAAGACCAATCCCACTTTACAAGATGCCCTGGATCGTGTTATAATGATCCACAACCTGAGCAAAACCCATGAGTGACAAACTAAACATTGCCAATGAGATGCGACAATTTGATCGCAAGAATCGAGACTTCTACGACGAGCTCACAGCCGAAGAACGCAAGAAGTTTAGTAACTATCTCATGATACGTTGGGGCAGTTCTGTTGAAGGGTCAAGAGATCTGCAGGAGTTCTATGTGATCAGCTGTAACGAGCGATTCAACAAACACTTCTTTGATCTGGGCAAGCATCCTAAACTGCAATGGTTGTTGGCCACCACCGTGAGCCCAGACATGGGTACGCCAAGACATCCCTGGATTGCGCCCAAGAAAAAAGACCCCGGTGCCAGTTCGTTCAAGAAACAACTCAGCGAACTGTTTCCGCACATGAAAAATGATGAGATTGACTTGTTGGCGTCAATCACAACCAAAAAAGAACTAGATGCATACATTCGTCAGCATGGCAACGACCCCAAGTAAATTCAGCTGTGACTTTTGCAACAAGACCTTTGCCAAGGAAACCAGCATAGCAGTTCATGTGTGCGAAGCCAAACGGCGGCATCAGGAACAGAATGAGCCAGGTGTGAGACTGGGCTTTCAGGCTTACATAAAGTTTTATGCCACAGTACAGAGATCTACAAAATCCAAGACATTTGAAGACTTTGCCGGCAGTGCCTATTATCGTGCATTTGTGAAGTTTGGGCGATACTGTGTGGATACTCGCACAATCAATCCTGGTCAGTTCATGACATGGCTGTTGAAGCACAACAAAAAGATTGACTTCTGGTGCTCAGATCGTGTGTACACAGAATACTTGCTGGACTATCTCAAGGTGGAAGCAGTAGAAGATGCACTGGCTCGAGCTATTGAGTACAGCATGACCTGGGCAGAGAATACTCAAGCACCTCCACATGATTGTTTGCGTTATGGCAATGTGCATGCTTTGTGCCATGCTATTGTATCAGGTAGACTGAGTCCATGGACCATATACTGTAGTGATTCAGGTCAGCAGTTTCTCAGCAACTTGGATGTAGCACAAGTCAGTTTGATCTGGCCTTATATTGATTCAGATGTGTGGCTCAAAAAGCTACAACAAAGTCCCGATGACAAGGCATATGCCACAACAATTTTGACCCAAGCAGGATGGTAACATGATTAGAAATATCACAGGCGGCATGGGCATACACATCTCAGGCAGTGTGTACAATGCACCCTACGTCGACTCTACCAGAGCCAGCGCCGGCATGGTGAGATTCATCAGCAACAACTTTGAAGTATATGATGGCAACTCATGGCTGCCATTGCAGTCCAGCTATCCACAAGTTGAACTGGACGGCATAACACAGGAAGCCGTACAATGGACACGCCGCCGGATGGAAGAAGAAAAACGCATGCTGGAACTGGCCAAAATGCATCCTACAGTAGCAGATGCCTTGGCAGCACAACAACGAGCTGAGGAAGCTGTGCGTATTGCTGTAGCATTGTGTGATGTAAAATGAGCGCAGATATTGACATTGACT